GTCCTACGTCCAGCATCAACAAAATATGGCATTGATATTCTATCTTTTGTCATGTCTGAGTTCACAACTCTATGTGGTGTAGATTTTAATGTGTCGTTTGTCCATCGTTGTAATAAATCACCTGTATTCATCACAATCGAGTTTTCTACTACAGGTACGTCTATCCAGTCTTTTTGTTTTCTATCATATACTTGCAAACCAGGAGTGTCGTCAAATCTCCATAGTAATGTACAAGTGCCATAATCAGTATGCGAACTACCTCTTATTTGTCCTGGTTGTATTTCTCCGTCATAGGCAGGATAACGTATCATTCTCATTGTAGAATTGCCATGTAAATGTTCTTCAACTAATTTTCCCCTAGGCAAGTCAAACATCTCTTCAAACATATAAATGAAGTCGTAACTTAATAACTCTGCTATACGTAGAATCTTTTGAGCTAATGGTTTGAATTCAGGTATGTCTAAAGGATAATATTGATCTGTCATACGATCAGGTGTAACCCAATTATATGTTTCTTTTAAGTCTCCAGGCGAGTCGGGATTTGTTCGTTCAAAACCCATCCAATGATAACCAATGTTATCTTCGACTCCGCTATATTTGTTCTTCTGTTTTGTTTCTAACTGTAAGTCAAAGAACTCTTGCATAAGTTGTTTCCAATCATTAAACTCTGGTAACCATTGATTATAAACATTTGTAAAAACTGCAAAACCACATGTACTATAAGCATTATACATCTTAGGTACAATGTCTTTATCGTTCCAATCTATTATTGGTATCATTTAGGTCCCTCCGGATATCTATGGGCTTTGAAGCAACTATTATGTTCACCAGTAATAAACTTATTAAGTGGTTCTGGATATTCTGCAAAGTCGGGTATAACATATTCCCATACAGTTTCTCCTTCTGGTGTAACTTCAAATAGTCTGCCAAAAGCACTTTCACAAATAAATGTATTGCCATTCCATAATCGTTCTACACTACCCATATATGGCGAAAAGAACGCAGGAGGCATGTCGTCTACATAACTCCATACTAACTCTTTAGTGTTAAGATTAAATTCTACGATACGTGAATGATGTATTGAACCAGGACGAATATTACCATTATCAAAACATAACAAACCATTTTCTGTTATAACAGGACAATGTTGTTGTGCAACTTCTGGGTATTTAACTTCAAAAAAACGAAATCCTGTTTTTTTATCTATACCTATGATACCAGATGATGTACGCAAACTCAAGTAAACAATATCATTATATTGGTATACTCCATTTATCATTGGCCAATGATCATCATTAAAGCATTCATGAATAGGATATTCTTCTTTTGTTAAATGCTCCCATGCTCTCCATTCCCATACAACTTCACCTTTGCGATTTACTTCCCTTACAATATCAGATTGTCCCTCCCATTGTTTAATAGGTACTTCTGCTGCAACTGTATAGAGCAAATTACCATTGTCTAACCATTGAGCATCATGATGATGATATATGTCTTCATGTTCCCAAACAATATCGCCATCAGGTGTTGCTTCCATAAAGTGACCACCATGCCAAATATCCCATGCAGGATATAAATGAGCAGATCGTTCATTGCTACCATTATAACCTAAATTGCTGTTTGGTAGTATAACTGCATCACGCCCTGGTCGCACAGGCATTTGCCATTCATGTTCTACGTTACCGTATATATCAATTAATACTACCCGGCCGTTTCCTGTTTGTGGAGCATACAAGGTAAATCCGCCTGCATTTCCTCCCGTTAGATGTGTTAATCCTAGTTTTCTTCTTTTAATTGTACTTTTCATATAAGACCTGCTCTTTCATGAATAAATTTAATTATTTTTTCATCATTTTTTTGTTCTAATCGCGGAGCAAATAACGCCTTAGGCCTTCGTTCAGCATTTTTTGTAGATTTAATCATATAATATACGGCCATAGATTGTCTGTATATATGATCTGGTTGTTTAGTATGCACAGGTAAACCATGCCAGCCATTTTGAGAAACATCAAATAAAACTGCTCGGTTAAAAATTGGCATAATACTTTTTATTTTTTCATTGGGTAAATTATTTTTTTCATCATGTGACCAAAATTCCAACTGACCGTTCCATTCTTCTTTCCATTCTGGATTCATATAAATTATTAAATTTAATTTTCTCATTGTTCCCAATTTTGGATGTATAGAATAATCTTTATGCATATTTAAAATGCCGTTGGTCGGATGAAAATGTAATCCACCACCATGTAATCCAATATCCGGTATCAAATTATCAATGCCACTTATTTTTTGCAATTTTGGTATAAAATCTGAATTAAGATAATAAAATGCACGGTATGTTGTTCTCTTAAATAGATCCCAATGAGGGATAGCGATCTTATTTTCTAAAGGTGAAAGATAACGTGTAACCATTTTATTTTGTGGCATATCACTCATTTCTGATAATAATTCTTTTGCTATATCTTCAGACCAAAAATTATCGATGACAACATGATCAAATGGTTCATTTTTTACAAATTTTTTATTTAGATCTTTAAAGTCTAAAATTGATATCATGCTATCTCCGATTCATGCCATTTGCGTAATAAAAAATGTCCTAATGTTGTGACCATCATAAAAAATGCAAACCCCATAATTGTTGCAGATAATATTAATGCCATTACTAATGCAGTTTCTAATTCTGCTTGGGCATATATAATTTGCACTCCTAGGCCTCCTGCCATACTTCCACTACCAATAATAAACTCTCCTACTATTGCACCAATTACAGAAAGTCCTGCAGATATTCTTAAACCTGCTATAATATTTGGTATTGCGGCAGGTAATCGTAACTTGTAAAATGCAACTAATCTTGATTTATTATGTAACCGAAATAGTTCTACTAAATTTATAGATGTAGATTTAAGACCTAGTAATGTGTTATTAATAATTGGAAATAAAGATATAATAAAACTAACAATAATAACAGACCGCATTTCAAAGCCAAACCATAATACTATTAAAGGTGCAACTGCAACAACCGGTACTGTTTGTAAAAGAATAGCATATGGATAGAAACTACGTTCTAGTATCTTTGATTGGCTCATAATCGCCGCTACTGTAATACCTATAAGAATCGCCGATAGATAACCAAATAATGCTTCTTGTATTGTTATACTGGCACCTATTACTACAATTTCAAAATCATTAATAAATGCTTCTGCCACTGCCATTGGCCCAGGTAACATAAATGGTAAGTTATACATATGTGCAGCCACAGACCAAATGAATAAAAATAAAATTAAAACTAATATAGGTGGTAAAATATTTTTCATTATTCACCTGCTTGCGTAGTAAAATATAATACCATATATAATAATAAATGCACAACCGTAAATAATAATTGTTCCCATTTTATTTCCATGTTCGTAACTTTCCTGAGATATCGTTTACTAATTTAGTAAATTGAGTTTTTGATCTTAAGGCTTGAGTTCGTTGCTTAAATGGTATTTTTACATCATATGTAATTTTACCAGGTCTAGGTGACATTACAATTACACGGTCAGACAAATATACTGCTTCTGTTACATTATGTGTAACAAGAATGGCAGTAAACTTTTCTTTCTTCCATAGCTCATGTATCTCTTCTTGTAATACTTCTCTTGTTAATTCGTCAACTGCTGATAAAGGCTCATCTAATAATAAGTATTCTGGTTTCAGCACCAACGATCTAGCAAGAGACAATCGCATTTTCATACCACCTGATAGTTCGTGAGGGTATCGCTCTTCAAAACCTGTTAATCCTACTTGTGCTAATGCTTGTTCTGCTTTATGTTTACGTTCTACTTTGTCTACTTTTTCTAACTCCATTAATAGTTCTACATTTTTTTGTACTGTTCGCCAAGGTAACAGAGCTGCATCTTGAAAAACAAATGCACCTTTGTCTGGCTTTTCTGTATTACCATTAGATGGAGAAGTTATATCTGCAATAATTCGAAGTAAAGTAGATTTGCCGCAACCGGATGGTCCTACTACTGTAATGAATTCGCCTGCGGCAATATCTAAATTTACTTCTGATAGTGCATGAACTTCATCAAAATGTTTTGTGACGCTCTTTACACTAATCATACCTTAGTTAAAACAACCCTTCTTAAAGGATGTGTCATAAGAGTCATGTGGATTAAAATCGGCCGGTAGCACGTCAATATCTTTTAACTGCTTCGAAAGCTCAACCCATCGATTAGGATCTTGACATCCTATCTTGCTCCAATCTTTAGGAAGAAAATCTCTCTTCATAAGCTCAAGTGCATTCATATGAACAGCAGGTGTAACTTTCTTACTCTTAGATAGAATTAAATCCATAGTAGGTTTTGGATCTACTAATGACTTGTGAAAGGAAATACTAAGACGATCGACAACTGCCTGTACCAATTCAGGTTCTTCTTTAATCATCTTATCACTTGTAAACAATACACTATATGGTCTATAACCTAGACTTTCTAAAGTAATTTGTTCGTTAGCAATTCCTTTTGCATCTAATCTTGCAGGAAGAAAGATTGAATATCCCTGCTGAAATTGTCGAGGAGTTCTTGCAAACAACCCTAAGTCACCTGTTAAAGGAAATTCTTTGGCAGATACACCATACTTATATTTTACCCATTTCCAATATGTAATTCCCATTACAACTGCAAAAGGTCTACCTTCTAAATCATTAACGGTTTTAATACCTTGATTAGGATGAAACACAAGAGTGTACGGCACATGATTAAGACTCACAAAAATTGCTTTGAGTCCTGCTCCTTTGGCATTAGCCATCATAACACTATCTGATCCGTTAAGGCCAAATTCGACTTGTCCGGATGCTACTGCGGTAGTAGTTCTAACTTTTGGACCACCGGCTTTAATTGTAATCTTCACATCATCGTGATATTGATTATCAAATTGTGCTTGCCAGAATCCGCTTTGATTACCTTGTGGAAACCAATCCATGAGTAATGTAACTTCTCTAGCAAATGCAGACGTTGCAAATACAAATGCAACTATGCTTACTAACAGTTTTTTCATTTTATCTCCTTGATTTATGCCTGTACAGGCGGTTTAAAAACTGGTAATTTTTCTAAATATACCAAATCAGGATTTTCGTATCCTGCATCTTCTAGTAAAACTGCCGCTCTACAAACAACATTTGCTTCAACTTTGTTTAATAATTTTTCTACAGAGGCAATAGTGCCTCCTGTTGAAACCACGTCTTCTATAATAGCAACATTTTTACCTTTTATTTTATCAATGTCAACTTTATCTAATACAAGATTTTGTTCACCTATTGTTGTAATCGATTCAACTTTTTCTGTTATTGGATCAGTCATATATCCTTTAACAGACTTACGTATAACAACATAATCTATTCCTAAATTTCTAGCACAAGCATGAATTAAAGGAATTGCTTTTGCTTCAGGACAAACAAGATAATCTATACCGCTTACGGAAAATTTTGCAGTAAGATGTTCAGCACATCTCTCTACTAGCTCTGTATCCCCAAACATAACAAAGCTCGCGATTGCGAGCTCGTCGTTAATCTTAACTTTGGGCAATTTGCGAGTGAGTCCTGCAACTGTTATCTCATAAAACTCATCTTTAAAACTTTCGCCCCATGTCATATTATGCTCCCATCATGATCAGTTGAGTAACAAATCCTGCAACTAAACCATAAAAAGGATTAAACTTTGCAGTAACAAATGCTGTCGCACCAATAACCATTCCTGCTGGTCCAAATCCATATGGTCCTGCAAAGGAACCGCCAATGCTAATAGCGCCTGCAATATTTGTTGCAAACGTAACAAACGCACCTAATACAAAAAGGAAACCTGCAATAGATGCTCTATGTACATATTGTCCTATCCACGGAAGTGCTTTACTTAAAAGGATAACTGCCATAATACCCATCATAATACAGGATGCAATAACAGCATTTGGAGCCGCTGCAGTACCTGAAATAATTGCTTCAACAGGTCCTCCACCAAAAAATGCCGAGCCCATATCTGCTAAACTAGAATAAATTGCAAGGTGATCAATATTGGTTTCTGCACCTGCAATAGAACCTGTAATTTTACCAAATGAAATGTTAGCACCGATATTTAAACATGCTAATGATAATGCACCAATAACAATGTTTCTATTTGTCCAAAAATCCCATTGGATATTACCTGTTGTAAATTTTTCACGTGACTTATCTACTACAATTTCTTCTAATTCTACACCTAATTTTTCTCGTAATTCCTCATTAAATTTTAGTAATACATAAAAACCAGTAGATATAATTACAGACCAAATAATTGTTTGTGCTAAATCTTTTGTCCAAAACCAAACAAGCAATGCACTAATAACAGATACTCCACCTGTCCATTTTTCTGATTTAAATAAATCTACAGAAACATTTGCTAACATAATACCTACACCAGCCATCATTGAAGTGACAACTAAAGGTCCTATAAAGTCAACTAATGCTTCATTCATTCCAAGCAAAGAAGGTATCAACAATAGAGCGGCACCCCAGAAAATCAATGAAAGTCGTTCTTTCATATTTTTACCTAGAGTACCGGCTAAAGTGATTGTTTCTGCTTGGAAGGAAATGGTTGCCACAGACATAAAGACTGCTGAACCGATGATACCAATGACAAATGCTATTGCCGTCGGGAACGCAGCGAAACCAAATGTTAACGCTAAAATACCCTGCGGAATACCATTAATCACAACTGCAATTGCAGTTAGAATATTTTCCATCATTCCTTCCATGTTTTCTCCTTAGAGTTTATTTTATAGGGAATTGAGTTACAACACCTTCGACATAGTATTGCATTGTTTCAAGTTCAGGTCGCTTAATTACACCTGCCGCTACTTTGCTCCCATCTTGCTTTGTAACGCCTTGAGAAAATGGATACCATTCATCCATTTCGTCGTTGATCCAATTCATTTTAATTGTCTCAACTTTATTTACTACTTCGCCTGGTACATTTTTACCCCATGGCGAAAGACCTACACAATTTTCTTTTAACCCCCAATTCCATCGTTGACCCATTTGCAGTTTACCTTCGCTATATAGATCAGCAATACGTTTATACAATACATTCCAGTTAAACATCATACCTGTGACATATCTATCTGGGCCATATTGTCCCATTGGTGCATCATTACCCATACTCCAAATTTCTTGTCCTTGTTCTGCACGTTGTTGTGCTAAGGTAACCACACTTGGAGAATCTGTAGTAGTAAAAAGAACATCGTTCTGTTGGTCTGCTAACACTTTTGCCGCATCCATGTCCTTTGGTGGATCAAACCAAGAGTTAATCCATATTACTGAAACTTTAACATCAGGATTAACTAATTGGGCCCCTAGTGTTAGAGCGTTAATGTTTCTAATAATTTCTGGAATTGGATGTGATCCTACAACTCCAATTTTATTAGTTTTAGTCATCATACCGGCGGCAATACCTGAGAGGTATCTTGCTTGAAAGGAATGACAAACATAATTGTCCATGTTCGTGTCATTGCCTTTGTAACCTGTGGCATGCATGAAGATTGTTTTTGGTCTTGATTTGGCCGCTCTTACCATTGGTTCCATGAATCCAAAAGAGGTACCAAATACAATATCATGTTTTCTTGAGAGCTTTTTAAATACTCGCTCACTATCAGCTTCTGCAACTGATTCTACGCCCTCTACATTATATCCATGTTTTGATAGAGAATGAAAACCTTGATGGTGCCTCATGCTCCATCCACCATCAGTAGATGGTCCTACTAGGACAAATCCAATGGATGCTTTTTTTGCAAGTAAATTACTTGGACTTAAAATCGCCCCGAGTAGGGCGGCGAATGTTAGTATGCCTAAAATTTTCTTCATTTAATCCTCCTTCCGAGTCATTTTCTGTTTGTAGTGGACTAGACCACCAAGCCTCCCATGGAAAGTGAATCCAAATTTTTCCTGAATCTTTTGCACAATCTCTTACCCAATAATGCGGTTTAAAGTCACATTCATTATTCCACCAAAGGGTTGCGAAACGAACTTCTGTCTGCAATTCAACCATCGTAGGGTTCTTAATATGCTCTGACATTTTTACGAAAGTTTCGCCCGAATCACATATATCATCAACGACTAATATACGGTCATCGGTTGGTTTAGGTAAGTATGTTTCCCAATGTGGGAAATCACGCAGACTTGCATGAATAGGTTTAAAAGGAAGGTTTAACCAATGTGATAACATGACTCCAGGTGTAAGGCCCCCTCGTGCAATACCTACAATTACTTGCGGCATATATTCTGAGAGTACTAGTTGTCTAACGATTGCGTTGACATCTAGCATCATGTCCTTCCAACTGTACCAGATATAATTCATTGGCTTGTGTTCTAGTAGGCTTCCCCTACATGGTTATTTATCTATTACGGAATTTAGCTTCCGCATCAACAAAATCTTCTAGCCAAATTTTACCAGTACCTGCTTTTGAGTTTTCAATAGATGAGTTGATTTGATCTAACTCTTCGTCACTTAATTGTGACGTAGTGTCTTTAATAATAGTTTCTAATGTTACACAATACTCTGTAAATGTCATATATATCCTATGCTATTTCAAATAATGAATCAAATGTGTTTGTGCTTTCTGTTTCCTTAAGGTCCCAGTTTAACACGCCAATAAGATTATCAATTTTCTTATTGATAATTGTACGCTCCATTTCTGTATGATCAAATGGAAGATCTTTGTACCATTGCGGTAAATGCAATTCATCAATTGGATATGCTACACTTGTCATACCCATCGGATTATTCTTTAGTTTGCAAACAATAGTTTTCATACCGTCTGTAATTTCCATAGAATAATTATCTGAATATGCTTTGCGTAATCTATTCCAATTAATAGCGGCCATAACATGACCTACACCACATTTACCTGTACGCTCAAACATGTTGGTATACTTTGTAAGGTTATTAACACGCTTAGGTGTACCTTTTTCCCAACCAGGGCGTTCTTTAAAATTCTCTCTAAATGATTTTATTCTATCCAGAATATCAGTTTCTTGCTTGCCATCTAATACTTCAAACAATATTTCTTCTAAAAATCGTTGCATAAATTCTGGAGTATCACTACGTTTAAGATCTAAGCCCATGGCTTTTAGTTTTCCTGGTTTGCCATCGGTATCTTTGCGATTACCTTCTTGGTCATAAACTAGGATGCCATATCTTTTCTTTTTAATAAACAAACCTCTTGAAGCAACAATTTCCCTTGCCGCTGCAATAATTTCTCCACTTTCTATAGTAATACCAAATGTGTTATTCATAAACTGTGGAAATGATGAATTTACTTCCTCGCCTATTGCATCATATAACTTTATCGCTTTCTCTTTATCCCATTCAACATTACCATTTGCTATTTCATCCTTGAGAGCTGGTATAGCACTATAATAAACACTATCAGTATCACCATAAATGATAGTTGAACCCACATGATCGTACTCTCCTGTAAGTACCTTGTTGACCTGTGCGGACATATGTTTTGCTATAGATCTGCCAGTCAACGTAACACTTTGACCCATCCTTAGGTCAAAAAATCTAGATCCTGGATTTAGAATAGCTCCGTATAAACTATTTAAGTTAATTTTCTTTACAAGTTGTCTTTTATCCCAAAATTCTATCTTTTCTTTGTCGTTGGCGTCTATTGCTTCTTGCAAACTTTTTTGCATAACTTTACGCTCTGCATACCAACGCTCTAATAAGTTTGGAATAATACCTTTTATATCATGTCTAAATATTGTGCCATTAGCAGATATACCCCACGGATTACCTTGGTTATGTATTAGGTCATATATCTCGGCACCTGTATATTGATCTGTTTCTCCGTTCTCCCAGTCTACCGTAATCTTTTCTGCAACATCTCTATCTCGCACTAAATTAAATTCTAATGTGCAAAATATACCTTCCCATGCTTCTGCAAAACTAGATTTATTTCCCATTTTTTCACGAACCATTGCATGAGTTTTATCTAGCCGACATTGCCCTATAATTGTTTCTGGTCCCATATTCATAGCACGAATTACACTAGGATATAGTGAGTTTAAGTCCATAGAACCTATCCAATTATGCATTCCTATTTTTGGTTGTGCTACATAAGCACCTGCAGCAGTACTAAATTCGTCGTCGCTTTTTTGTTTTTTATCAGGTACTTGTAATCCTTGGCTATGGGCTTCGTTTATAATTGCTTGATCACTAACTGCTACTGCACCCATTGTTGTTTGTAGCATTACAGTATTAGCATGGGCTAATACATTTGCTAAGTCAATGAACTGTAACTTGTCGTCCATTTTCTTAAGCATCATTGTATCTTGTCTATTATATGCTATAAACTTTTCATAATCGTTGTTGTATAACTGATCTAATGTGCCTTCGTATGCTACTTTAGTTTCGCCGATTTCATATTCTCCAACAGCATCTAATCTATAACTATGCATTTCGTGATATGTATACTTGCGATACAACTCTAAATAATCTAAATGTACTCTACCTATTAGATCAAATGTTTCTAAGTCTTTACCAAACTTTTCAAATTCTCTTTTACGTGGATATTGCTTCCATAAGCAAAAGTCTCGCATACGTTCTTTGCCTAATACTCTAGCAACTCTGTTTACTGTATACGGAATATCATACCCTTCACTGTTCCAACCACTTAGTATGTCTGCATCTTCAATCATTGCTAAAAAGTTTTCTAGCAACTCTTCTTCTGTATTGCAGAGCATTGTGTTCTCAAACTTACTACATATTTCTTCTGCTTCTGCACGTTCTACGGTTTTAGGTCGTATAGTAAATGTAATTAAACTATCTAGCCAATTACACCACATCGTAATGGAATTAATCATAGAAAAAGGATCCGAAGGATCAGCAAAGCCCTTTTCCTGTTTAAAGTCTACTTCGATATCAAAGAAACACTTGTTTAAGTTCGGTGCTTCTTTACCTAAGTAGTTGTCTTCTAAACAACGAAATACAGGATTAACATCCGATTCAAACAATCGTTTGTTACCTTGTAGTTTCTTTTCTTTGTGGAATGCTTTGCTATTTGTAGTGCTAACTCTGCTAAGTGGGGTCCCAAATATAGATTTATACTTACCTCGTACATCTGGGTAATAGAATAGATAGCGAGCAGGATACGACATGTATTCACGGTTGCCGTTTACTCGCTCTACAATATGTATTGCGTCTTTTTCTCTTTCGAAGAATGCGTCTACATAACTCATGCAGTTCTGCCGACTGCTTCCAATACATCTTCTACTGCACTAAAATCTTCTTTAGTTTGACCTAATGAGGCTTTATGTGCAATTTTAATTGCTTTATTAAGAGTTGCGGCCTTGATGTCTAGTTCTTGGGCGATTGCTTTAACTGTATCACCTAACCCTTCGCGGAGATCTTGCATCTCCTGTGTAACTTGAACACCTTCTGATACTAATTGCTTTAATTTAGCAATTTCGTCAATACTATACACTTTTTGTGGCATATTTCTCCTTTAAAAATATTAATATTATATTATAACATATTTAAATTATAAGTCAACCTATTTATAACCAGTTAAAATTTAAAGTAACCCTTGAGGGGGTACTAGTACAATTTGTGCTATTATGATCGTGACTGCCGTCAAACACTAAAAATCTATTTTTTACAGATTCTATTTTATGATCTCCGACTTGTGTATAACCATCGTTATCGTTTACATAATAAACACCAGACTTATGATTAAATGAATAATCTTGATGAGGACGATGTATATGTAATACATCGGTTGCAAGAAATAAATTTGCTTTTATTCGTAAAAGGGCTTTATTGTTTAATTGTTCAACTATAGGTATTAATAGTTCAAATTCCCTAGTTATAATACCTTCAGGTTGTTTCCAAATTACAAAAGCAAAAAAAGCATCTTCTCCTGTTCCTGATTTTAGAGTAATTTGGGGTTGATAATTCCAATATGGTAATGTACTTAAAAAATGTTCTTCTAATTTGTCAGCAGTATGACCAGGTAGGTAATTATCTATTACTTCAGCAATAATATTACCATTTGTATCTTTATAAAACATATGTATCTATCATTTTTTTTCTAGCATGGTATTTATAAAGTCTATCTAATACATCATCTACAGAATGTTCTTCCATGGTATCCATTATTGATGGTGATTTAAATTTTTCTTTTGCTATAGTTGATAATTTTTTAATTTGAACATCTATATTATCTAAATAATCTTGCATTATTCTCCTTTCGGTATTTGATTTCTGGTAAAGTCAAATTTATAAAATTCTAAATGTCCTTTATTTGATTTACTATCCTCAGTATCCATTAATTCTTCTTCGGACATTTCTCCAGCAATAACCTGTCCTTGTTCCATTTGTTCACTTACTTTTTCTTGCTTTTTGTGCTCAGGTTTTGTATATGGTACTTTATATGCGACAGGATCTGTATCTCCTTCATGTACTACCCAATAATAAACCCAGTCAGGTTCCTTAACTGCCGAAGATATTAAAATAAATTTTCCTTTTTTAATGCTCTCAGTTGGATAACCTAATAGCTCTTGTATTGTAACATATGTAGTTACAGTGAGCAAGAGGGAAACAGGAATTAAAATAAACATGTATAGTTTATTTTGTCCTTTTTGTATTAGGTCCCATAATAGTATTGCTAGTAATACTATCCATGCTATAATTAAAAAACTAAAAAATGCCATTAAAACCCTCCTACTGGTAAACTATCGTGATCTTCTTCAGAATCACTATTAGGATGTGATGGCCCATCAAATTGATTTAGCTCTTCATCGGTGGCCTCTTCTATTACTTCACCTCCAAGATCAGGTATATCAACATCTCTAGTGTTCAGGGTATTCCCCGGGATTACTGTTTCCGGGTTGCGGTTGTGCTTTCCCGCGAAGCGTTTTTGTAATTTGTTTTTAGAAATCACCTCCCCTTTGTTATTGATTGTAAATCTAATTACAGTTTCTTCTTGTTTATTGTTCTTAAGGGTAATTACATCATTGTGTATTTCGCTATATGGATTTATTTTTAACACTTGAACATTAACATCAATAGGTCCATCTTGTCTATTTTTTGTAGAATATAAATGTACATTTACAATATACTCTCCTGGTGCCCTACCACGAACTGTCATAATTTCACGGTTTAACCATATTATTTTCGTTTCACCGTTTGCAAGCATTATAGTATCGTTACTCGATCCTAAGTCATCTCTATCTAAGTGTAACCATCCTGCATCTCTATTTGGAAATCCTACTATTGTGTTAAATGGATCTTGCATCCACAAATCCACATCATAATGTGAATGATCATCCCATTCCATTATAACCATAAACTCGGCTTTAGATTTTATGTTTGCTTCTTCAGTTATAGGATTGATTAAAATAAATGCTATAATAAATAGGAATGCAAAGCCTATTAGTACATTGAATAATAAGTCAGTAAATGCTAGTGTACTTTTATATTTAGAATTACTGTCCATGGCGAAAGTAGAATTTATTCTTTTTTCTGTTCTCGTTGTCTACATTAACCAATTGTATTTTTAATGCCAACGAACAGATTAACCCTATTAATGTTGTATATAAGGCAGTACTCATACCAAGAGCCATTTTTGTAAGTGAACTCTGTATAGTGCTTGTATTTGCTAAATCAATATCTGCAAAAGCTCCACTAAGCATTAACAAAAATCCTGTAACAGTTCCTATCATACCTAATGCAAGACACGACTCGGATATAAACCAACCAATGCTAACATCTTGCATTTGATCTTCAGATTTTTTTGTTCTCCATCCTATCCATATGGATGTTAAAACAAATACTATTAATATTAAAAAACTTATTTTAGTTTGGTCGGCATTATATAAGTCTATGTGCAAATTAAAATATA